GGAACTTTGTCAAGCTCAAATAATGGCATAAAACTCCCTTGCATATTGCACTGAGCCTCAGCAACAATGTTTGGGTCGTCATAAACTTCTCGAATCGTTGGCTTTGAAAACTTGTCCAATATACCATCAATGTCCTCGCGGCTTATAGCCGTTGCAAAACCCATGCCAAGGCCTGGTGTGCCTCCTGTATGTATGCCAACAATTTTGTTTTGCTGACACCAGGTGACACTTGGAGCCATCATAAGGACAGACCCACAGTCACCCTCAATGGTTGGTATTTTATATTTAAAACCTCCCGTCACACGGAAGCCATGAGGGCCAGAAGTAACAAATTCATTTTGTCTCTCCATTTGACTGTAACTAGTCTCGACATCATAATGATCAACAACACGGTTTGCCTTAACAAGAACACCATCAAAAAGCCCAAGATTTTTCATCGAGCTGCGCGGCATAAACTTAGAAGCAATGTCCTTGCATGATGGAATCACAGGCAAAGAAACAATTGAAAAATCCTTATCCTTCATGCTGTGTCTTTCGCACTTGACAAATTGACCCAAAGTCATCTCAAAGCGATTGTTATTGTTGTAGACATTCACGAATAGCATCATACTATCATCGGAAACAAGCCTTTCCTTGACCAACCGTGACAAAACACTAAAATAGTGTGTGTTAACCAACATCTTGCTTGAACACAAACCTAAGCAATTACCAAGGTCAGAATATGTCTCAGCCTCCTGATTATAAACTGTTAACCTAAACAGGTTTTTAGTAACAGAAGTCTGAACATCAAGATTAGTTGGCTTCTTTTCCACCAATGGCTTAAACTTGTCAAAAGGCAAGGCTTGCATTTCACACTTCTTCCGTTTTCCACCAAAACACTTGTCGATAATACTGCCGAGAGCGACACGTGCCACAGTGAACATACACGCGAAGAAAGCTCCCTTAATGAAAGCACAAACAATAGGGTTCTCCAGGAAAATCTTAATAGGATTAATCAATGATTCCTTCAAAGTCCTCCGCACAGCGTCAGCTGACTCAATTAAATCATTAATTAAATCTTGGGTCTTCTTGCCAAACTCAGTCTTCTCATATAACTGGGGAAACCGATATCGCCTTTCTTTCTCACATTCATTGGTGAATTTGAGAATTGGAAGAACTTTTCCGATCATTTCCTTCCGGAAATTGTCATATAGCTCCTTACCAAGACCAGCGGCAAACCCGCAATTAACC